GTATTCTAGTTTGACCACTTGGTTGTCTTGCGGTTATCGTTATTATCTTTCTCGTATTGTTAAAGTTGAAGAGGAACCTGCCACCTGGACTTTGGGTGGTTCTGCGGTGCATCGTGCTACCGAAACTTATGATTTGTTGACTTGGAAAAATTAGTGACTGAAAAAGAATTGTTTGATTTTATCAATAAAGATAACAAATATGTTTTATCAACTGAACAGTTTTCTAACTGGGATTGTTACTCAGATGAACTGCGTGAATACGTTGAACTTAAATGTCGTAAAACACATTACGATGATTTGATGATTGAAAAGATTAAGTACGACAGAATTGTTAAGATTGCTTCAGAAAAAGGTATGACACCTAAATATATTAATTACACACCGCAAGGTATTTGGTCATTCAATCTTAAAAACTTTGATGTTAAATGGGAAGAGAAACGTGGGCTTCCTGCGACAACAGATTTTGCTAACAAGATGCGTGTAACTAAAACTGTTGGTTATTTAAATATTAATAATGGAGAAAAGTTGTTAGATGCTAATTTATCTTGAGACTTGGGAATACGAATACGCAAGCACCATAGGTATTAGAAGAGTCACCAACAATTGGAATAAACCTGATGCACCATATTATGACCCAGATAAAATGGAAGAGAATAGAACTGCCTCAGTTGCTGCAGCCATATGTGAACTCGCTGTTGCTAAAGCAGTAAACGAGTATTGGTCAGCCAGCATTTGGAAAAACACAGACCACGATACACATAAACATTTAGCAGATGTTGGAAGAGACATTGAAGTTCGTAGAGTTAGAACACAACCTGGTCCAGCAATCAGAGCAAAAGATTTAGTTAAAGGTAATCAAATACTTTTTGGTGCACACGCTGTTGAAAAAGAATTTAAAGTAGTTGAAATACTTGGTTGGACAACATTCAATGAAGCGTGGGAAGTTGGAACACCAGTTAAGTATGGTAAAATAGTTCCAAGAGAACATTTAAGAACAGTTGGAGAGTACCTTGGATATTAACGATATTTGGAATAAGTCTTGGAACGCAGAAGTTGAAGAGATAAAACATTACAAAGGTGAGCATTATGATTTCACAACGTTGCGTCAAACTAAACGCACAACTAAAGCGAACCCTGCTGGTGAGAATGTTTCTTGGTGGTTTGAGAATGGTAAAAAGTTTTTAGAGTCTTGGATTGAATGGCGTAAGAACTCTGGTTGGAAAATTTGGGAATCACCAACAGGTGAACCAGGTATAGAACTTGTTATGGAATTAGAAGTCGGTGGCATCCCTTTTAAAGGTGCCATTGATAGAATCTTTGTTACACCCGAAGGTGAACTTGTTATCCTTGATTTAAAAACAGGTTCAAGAACACCTCAAACAGAATTACAATTACAAGTTTATGCTTGTATGATGGAACGTGCATATGGTATCCGACCAAAATGGGGATGCTATTGGATGGCAAGAACAGGTTCAACAAGTAGTCCTGTTGACCTCGATGGGTTTACGCTAAGCAAGTTAGATGAAATGGTGGCGCTCTTTCAAAAAGCGAGAGAGCAACATTTATATCTTCCTAACTTCGATGGGTGTAAAATGTGCTCTATAACAGAATTTTGTTATTGGGCAGACGGTAAGAAGTTCTTGCCGTTGGGAGAGTTGGAGATAAGTAATGTCAAATGAATCAGCATTTGTAGTTAATGTTAAAACACGAATTGGAACAATCATCACTGTACGTGGTGACGATTACAACAATTTGAAAAAGAATATTGATGACGCCGTACTAGGCGAACTTGATAAAATGGTTGGTGCTTTAGAAGAAGCAATATTAGGTGAAGGTGCACACGCTGCTTATGCGGCTAAGGCATTAGGTGGAACAGTTGTTTCATCATCTAATACTTTTTCACCAGTGACACCACCAAACGTTAGTGCACCTGCACCTGCGTGCCAACACGGAACACTTGTACACAGAAGTGGTACAGGTGCTAAGGGTCCTTGGCAAGCGTGGATGTGTGGACTACCTAAAGAACGTAAAGCAGAACAATGCGAACCACAATGGTTACGCAAAGGTCAGCCAGGATGGGTAAACTAAAAGTTCAATGAGAACTATAAGTAGAACTGTTGGAAAAACTGAATCAGGTGGCGAACCATTGCCACCTGTGTTCAGGGCATTTGATTTCGCAAAAATCCTTCTCAGACGAAGCGAAGTTTCAATGTTTGCAGGGGCACCTGGTGTTGGTAAGTCAACGCTTGCATTAGCAGTTGCTTTACGCACCAACGTTCCAACACTCTACATATGCGCTGATACTGGCGCTCATACAATGAGTATGCGTTTGTATTCAATGATTACTGGTGTTAATCAAGTTGAAGCAGAGCGCATACTCACATATGACGAATTAGCAGCAACAACAGAATTAAATAAAGCAGGACATATTAAATGGTCCTTTGAATCAGCACCAACATTATCTGACATTGATGAAGAAGTATTAGCCTTTGAAGAAGTACACGGAGAAAATCCGCACCTAATTGTTATAGATAACCTTTCAGATATTACTGAAGGTGGTGGTGAAGAGTGGGCTGGTATGCGTGCAACAATGAAAGAAATAAAATACTTAGCACGCGATACTAACGCCGCTATTCTTTTACTACATCACACATCAGAGTCTTGGATACCACCAGTCGGTGACATACAACCAATCTGCCCACCACGTTACACAATTCAAGGTAAAGTTTCACAACTACCTGCAATGATTTGCACACTTGGTATGACACCTAGTGGTGACTTGGCTGTAGCACCTGTAAAGAATCGTTACGGTAAAGCAGTTGCCAATGGAACAGAAGCAGTGTTCTTAGATTTTAATCCAGCATTTATGTACCTGGCTGATGTTAAAGAAACAATGTGAGTAAGTCAAAACAGAAAGGCACAGCCGCAGAAAGCGCTGTTGTTAAATACCTTAAAGCAAATGGTTTTGAAAATGTTGAACGTCGCGCATTACAAGGAAGTCAAGACAAGGGCGACATATCAGGTATTGATGGTCTTGTTATAGAAGTTAAAGACCATAAAACAATGACACTTGGTCAATGGATGGAAGAATTAAAAGTTGAAATAGAAAACGATAACGCTGAAACAGGTGTTGTAATTCATAAACGTCGCGGTAAAGGTGACGTAGGTGAATGGTATGCTTCAATGCCTGTGTACATTTACTTAGACCTATTAAGAAACTTAGGTTATGAGTAACATTTCATCAATACTAAAACATTACGGTGCCAGTAAAATACCTGAAGGTAGAGGGTGGCGTAAGATGAGATGCCCTTTCCACGATGATACTCACGCATCAGCGGGAGTTAATCACGAGAAGGAAAGTTTTAATTGTTTTACCTGTGACATTGCAGGTAACTTTTTTGTTATTATAATGAAGATAGAAAGGATGGAGTTCAGTGAAGCAAAGTCAAGAGCAGAAGAAATTGTTGGAACAAGCCTCGAAGCATTACCAACAAAGCATTCATTTGGCAGAAAACTATCTCAACAGCAGGGGACTATCTCTAGCAGACGCAAAGAGGCATCAACTGGGAGTAGTAGCATCTCCAGTCGTCGGTCACGAAATGTATGAAGGACGATTGTCCATTCCGTATCTAACACCAGCAGGAATAGTTGACTTACGTTTCCGTGCAATCAATCACGAAGAACCAAAATATTTAAGCCTACCTAATTCTGCAACACGTCTATACAATGTTCCAGCATATTTTGAAGCATCAAGTTGGATATGTGTATGCGAAGGTGAAATAGATACAATGACATTATCTAAACTTGGGTACCCAGCAGTGGGTATACCTGGTGTAAAAAATATTAAGAATCATCATTATAAAATACTTGCAGACTTTGAAAAGATTTATGTGTTTGCCGATGGTGATGTTGCTGGTAGAGAATTTGCTAAAGACCTTGCACGTAAACTGCCAGGTGTGATACAAATACAGGTACCAGAGAACGAAGATGTTAATAGTATGTTCGTTAAGTATGGTTCCGATTGGTTCGAGGAGAGGATTAATTATGACATCGCTGTATAACGAAGAGAAGTTTGCAACACTGACATACAACTACACAGATGCTATGGCAGAGTTGCTTATAAGAAAGCAAAAAGATTACGGTCCTAAAAACATTTCGGATTCACCAGGTGGTCCGTTAAATGGTTTAAGGGTTCGTATGTTTGACAAACTGGCAAGAATAAACAACCTGCTGGAAAGCGGTGCAACACCACAGAATGAATCCATTCGTGACTCGTTCATCGACTTAGCCAATTACGCCATCATCGCAATGATGGTACTAGATAATAACTGGGATAAAAATGAAAATAACGGAAGAGACGATTAAGGAATACGAAGGCTTAGTCAGAACGGTTGCAATAAACAAGCATAAAGAATTTCCTATGGTTGCAAAAGATGATATAGAACAAGAACTTTGGATGTGGTTCATAACGCACCCGCTCAAAACTAAAGAGTGGGAAGCAATGGAGTCCAAGAAAGAATCAACGCGCCTATTTGTGCGCTCATTAAACAATCACGCTAATCGTTATTGTCAGTATGAGAAAGCAAGAACTGTCGGATATGAAATGGTTGATTTAACTTTTTACCAACGAAGCGTTGTTGAGCAGTTACTTCCATCAGTTATGTCAGGCGACTGGAACCAACCAGTATATTTTGATATTACAAGTGATAGGCATACCCAAGCCCCTAACGAAGGTGGCGGTTTAATGGCTATGCAAGCAGACATTTCCAGGGCATTTGATATGCTCCCTGAAGCCCAACAGAACGTGTTGTATATGTGGCATCTTCATAACAGAAACTCCAAAGACCTAGCAAAAGTTATGAATGCTAATGAGAAGACCGCTAGGATGCGTGTTACAAGGGCTATAGACGCCATTATAGGCAAGTTAGGCGGCACGGCACCATACCGCGAGAAGGATTATAAAAAGACCCCAAAAGATGCCTAGAAATGGCAAAAGAGGCGGATGAGATTTTTAGTCTCAATCCGCCACAGGTTAGGCTTTTTTACCCACTCTTCGCTTATTTTCTTTGCCAATGTTTTTCTTACGGCTCATAGCACGTAAGTTACCTACTGAATCATTGTTTTTATTATTATCAGTATGGTCAACGTGGGTTGTTCTAGGAAGACTTTTGCCAGTCTTCTTTTTGTAATCTAGACGAGCCTTATTTGTTGATGTCGTTTTCTTGCCACCATTCTTTTTGATGACATAGATAGGACGACCACCATTTTGCTTAGACCCTTTATATGGTCCGTAAACTTTTTTCATTCATCATCCTCTGTATTAAGAGTAACTTTAAACAGCGTCCAAACACCGAACGCTCCAAGACATATAATACCCACAGTATTGCGACTGTCGCCAGGAGGTAAAACAATCCAAGCAATAGCCAAACCAACTAAGGTGAAGGCTTCTCCAGCCCAGGCATCAAGATGTTTCAAGATGAATCTCCATATTGTCATTACTTTATTCTCCTTGTAGATGTGGATAGTTGTGTTACAATTACAGCACCAAGAACTACCTGTTGGGCTTGCTCTCTTTCTTCAGGTGTAAACTCGGTACCAAGATTGGTAGCAAATTCTGCAGCAGCAGTAAATTGCTCACCTACGAACTCGGCGGCAGCAAGTACTTGCTCACCACCAGGAATGGATTCAAATGCAGCAGTTATGGTTTCAGATATTTGTTGGAACGTTTCTTGCAACGCTTCTAATGAGAAGTCTGGAAGAAATGAAAGCAAGTCTAGAATTTCATCTATGGAAGAAACGTCTTGAGGGACGTCTTCAAGTGAAGGTAAGTCGTTCTCCAAAGAAGAAGGGAAATCGTTAAATGACGAATCAACAACTTCTTCTAAAGTATCTTGAACATCTGGAATCGGAAGTTCAGAGGGCACTATCAACTCTACAGAAGGTTCAGGGTCTGGCTCGTCTGGCTCTTGAATTGGACCAATTGGAACCTCTGGAGATTCTGATGGCTGCGGAGTATCAGACGGTGACGGAGAAGGAGAAGAAGGCTCAGGTGTTGGCTCAGGAGTTGGCGAAGATGAAGTCTGAGTTGGGGTTGGACTAGGTGAAGGAGTCACACTTTCTGATGGCGTTGGCTCTGACGACATTGTCGGTGTTGGGGATATCTGTGATGGTGCTGGTGAAGGTATGGCTACTGTTAAATTAGTAGACAATAAATAAGTACCAACAGGACGTGCATTGCAACACATATAAGCAAAAGAAGTTGCACGAATAAAGTATTCACCAGCAGTTAAAGGCATACGAATAATAGATGCCAAAACGTTTGTGTTGGAATGAGCACCATCATCGTCTGCACGAAGTTTATTTAAGCCTTGCCATAGTTCAATCCAGGAATCAATGAACCCAGGATTGGTCTGTGGGGTACCAGTAACAGTTGAGATAGTGGCATCTACTGGTTCGGTTATGGCAAATGGTACATCTACATAAGGTGTGCTAGGGTTAAGATTGATAGTCACATCATCTGAGTATGATGGCTGGGCAATAAGGGTAGTAAGGATAAAGATAGTTATGACAGATAATAATCTAGACATTTGGTTGACCATCCCAACTGGAACGCGCCGTCAATACCTTGCAGATATAATTAAAGAAAGTCAAATCTCTCCTGAAAAAATTGTGATTGTACATACAGTTGAATCAGAACCAATAGAAGGTGTTAATAACGTTTGGGATTTAGACCCAATTAACATCCACAGATGGTGGAATCGTGGCATAGATATTGCCAGAACCTTTGGTGCTGATTATATTGCTGTACTAAATGATGACTTAAGACTAAAAAACAATCCTATAAACAAGATTGCTTACGGTATGAAAGAACTTAAAGGTACACTTGGTTATCCGTTACCATACACAGGACATCTACCAGGTTACTGTTGGGTGCTTGATATTAAATCAAACATCAGAGCAGATGAAACATTTAGATGGTGGTACGGTGATGATGATATCAGAATGAAAGCAAAAGAGATAGGTGAAGTTGTTTACATTCCAGCAGAAGTAGAACACTTACACGGAAACCATTTAACATCTATCAACGAAGACCTAATGAAACTAACTATTGCAGATAAAGAATACTTTGAAAAGAAGTGGAACCTATGACAACAATCATTGGTATTCAAAAAGAAGACCATTGTTTACTTGTAGCAGACTCACGAATCACAGACGATTCAGGGAGAACCTACTCACACCC